TCGCTGCTGGAGTACCGGCTTGAGGTCGGGACTCATGGCAACGGCCTGATTGTACGCGTCTTTCAGGGACAGCGCAATACCAGACTGCGCCGCTGCCGACAAAAGGCTTGACATGATGGGGCGCACGTCGTCAAAAAACTCAGCCTCGCCCGAATTGATGAACGCCTCCAACTCACTCTGGGCCTTGCGCATCTGCGCCTGCTGGGCCTGGGCCTGGAGCCGCTGGGCAAACCGCTGCTCAGCCTGCGCCACCAACTGGTTGGGGTCGAAGTGCTGGGGCTGGTGGGCCTCCTGCGCTGGCGCCTGCCCCTCCAGAATGGCGGCGACGTCGGACGGGTTGATGCCGTAGCCCGCGATGATTTGGGCGGCAATCTGCGCCTTGTGCGCGGGCGGCGCGGTGCGCAGTGCGGCGGCAGTGTGCAGCAACCCGGACACCGCCTGAATCGGGTCCTGTCGCTCAGCCTGCATCATCCACAGGTAAGGCTGGAGCGCCTGCTGAAACGCTCCAGCCGTCCGCTTGGCCTCGGACGCCTCCTGTAGCGCTGTCTGCACCTCGCGCTCGCGGCGCACAACTTCGGCCTGAATCTCGGGCGGCACCTTCGCCCAGTGCTCGCGCAGCGCGGGCTTCCACGACTGCGGCGCCTTGTGCTCGGGCACCTTCGGCGCGGCGGGCGTGGATTCGGTGGGGACAGCGGCGGCAGTCTGCCCCGGCTTGTCCCCTGCGTTGGGCGCCTGCCCAGGCGTCTTGGGCTTGTCCTCGGCAGGTGTCGCCGTGGCCGCTGCATTGGCCTCGGGAGCCTCTGGGGCGGCCTCCACGGCCTCCGGCGCCGGGGCTTCGGGCGCGCTGGGCTCGGGAGCCGGGGCGCTGCTGCTGACGGAGTCGAAAGCGCTACTCACTGCCGACCGGATGTCGTCGCTCACTGCTGTGCCTCCTGGGTGTGGTCCTGCTCAGTCTTCTCGACGTATGGGCACGGCGGGATGTAGGCGCGATGCTGTGCGCGCATGCGGAACACCTTGTCGCAGGCATGCCCAAAGCACTTCTGGCCATCGCAGTAACTGGCGTGCTGCTCGTAGTCCCAGCGGTCCCGCCAGCATCCGCACTTGGCGCACATGACCGGCCACCAGTGCCGGTGGTCGTCCGGCTCCTCAACCACTGGCTGGGTCACGGCGAGGTCATACGCATCGCCAAGCGTCTCGCGCAAACTCATCTGCGGTGCCTCTCAATCGCGCGGGCGATGGCTTCGCGTCGCGCCTGGGTGTCGTGCTCGCCTCGGTAGAAGGCGGCCCGTTGCTTCTCTGCCTTGGCCCACGTCTCGGTGTAGTCCGAGGCGTCGGCAAGTCCTCGCGCCTGCATGTACTGGCGGCGCTTTTGGCGGCTGCCAATGTCCGTGCCGTCTGACGCGCGCATGCCGTCCATGTAGAGGTCGGTGTAGACGGGCGCGCGCTCCTCGTGCGCCTGAAAGTCGGGCGTCACTTCGACGGACTCGACGCGGCCCGTCTCGGGGTTGGGGCGGTAGACGTACCTGCGCCTCATGGGCGACCTCGCGTGTTCGGGTTCATGTCGCGGCTGGCCTGCATCAGCATGTTTTTCTGGGCCTGCTCGCGCACATTCCACTCGGCTTGCTGGCGCTCCTTCGTCTCGTTCGCCTGCGTCTCCACCTGCGTGCGGATGATGTCGGCCTCCAGTTCGGCCTGTACCTTGGCCATCTCCTGCTGCCCCTTGAGTTGCTGCTGTAGCAGTTTCGGGTCTGGCGGGGGCGCCTTCGGGCCCTCCTGCGCGGCGGCCTCCTGGGCCTGCTGGGCGGCGGTAATCGCTTGGTCGAGGACGCCTTCGATGCCCGAGGAGCCACGCAAACCAGCCACCGCCCATTGCATCATCTGGAGCAGGAAGGGCGCGCTGCCCGGCACCTGCTGGCCCAGCGGCGCGGCGGCCTGCATGAAGGAGGCGAGGCCCGCCAACACTTCCATCCGCTCCTGCTTCAGTGCGGCGAAATCCGTCAGGCTGACAGCCTCGGGCTTGACCTCGATGCGATATTGGCTGAAGCCCGACTTGATGAACTCTGCGGCCTTCGGCGCCATTTCTGCGTCGAAGGTGAACTGGGCGTTGGACTGGGCGAGGATGCTCTCTACGTCGAAGTGCTTGGCAATGATTTCCGCCTTGAGGCGTTGGAGGTCGGTGGCGAAACGGGCCACCTCGTCCTGGAGGCGCTGGAGGCGCACGGAGCCGAAGCGGGCTTTGATTCCCTGCGCCATGGCGGTTTCGCGCGGGTCGCTGGCGCCGCGCATGATGTCGGCCATGCCGGTGACTTGGTACAGGTTGTCCACCAGCTCGCGCCGGTAGTCGCGCAGCGCAGTCAACGCGGTGGTGATTTGCTCCAAAGGCAGCCAATCAACCACGCCCCGGATGCCGCCCTTCTCCGCGAAGGCAGCCCAGTTGTCCACGGGGATGAGTTCGTTCTGCTGGGCCTCACCCACGAGGCGGCCGATGGTGGTGCCGCCCGACTTGTCGTAGACGCCTGCCACGCGGATGGCGCGCTCAAGCAGGGTGATGCGCGTGCTCACCAAGTCGATTTCATTGTACCAGTCCTGCGCGAGGCAGAAGTCGGGGCGGGGGAGGAACTTGGTCGTCGTCGCGTTGGCGATGAGCGGGCGCGGCACCGGCCAGAAGCCGTCCAACTCGTAGGGGTCGGGCTTGGAGTCCAGTACCTCGCGGAAGCCCTCGACGTACCAATCCACCTTGCGGCGGTCCTTGTCCCAGATTTCCCAGACACACACTCGGTCCCAGGGCGTACACACCTTGTCGCGGTTGTCGTCCGGCTTGCCCTGCTTGGGCACGTCCGCCCAGAGGAGTCGGGAGCCGTCCGGGTCGAAACGGGCGTTGAATTCGGCCTCGCCCATCTCCGCCTTGAAGGCAATCCACCGCACCTCATGCCAGACGCGCGCAGGGCTCCACAGGACGTCCTGCCAGTAGAGGTAGTCCGTCGCCACCTCCTCGGACACCTTGCGCTGCGTGGGGGGCACCTCGGGGGCGAGGATGGCCCCAGTCACCGGGTCCACCTGTGCGGGTTGGCCGGGGACCTCCTCAAACTGAGCGTCGTAGCGGACGCGGGCAATGCCCAAGCCGGGCGTCAGCCTGTCTTCCACCGCGTACTGCACCGCGTCCGCGTGGGTGTCGCTGTCCCGCTCGATGTCCGCATTGAGCAACCTCTCCAGCATCTCAGCGGCGACGCGGGCCACGTCGTCCTTGGCATCCGCCCAGCGGCGGGTGACGGACACGGTCGGCGTCTGGCCATAGAGGGACGCCAACTGCGTCTGGACGTTGGTGGTGTAGAGGTTCCACCGCGTCTCACCAGCGTATTTGCGGTCCCGCTCGTCAAGGTAGCGCCGGACAATCTCCTTGCCCTGGTTGTGCCACTCCTCCACCGCTTCCTTGGCGAGCTTGAGTTCCGCCTGCCAGCGCTGGGCCCAGCCGCGTGAGTCGTCGCTGTAAGTAGTTTCGTCGGCCAAGCCCGTGTCTCCTGCCTCGCTGCTTATAACTGATTAGGTGCCTAATCAACTGCCTGTGCGCCTTATATTCGCCTACCGCCTCCTGTCTGGGGCGCGGTGGCCCAAAGGTCGTCATCCAGCACCAGCGTGCGCATGTCCTGGAATGGGGGCTTCGGCTTCACGTCCTCATGCGCCGTCAAGCCCCGAGCCACCTGGGCAAACGTGGCGAGGTAGCGAAACGAGTCGGCATCGTGAGAGGCCCAGTCATGCAGCGGCTCCCTGGAGTACGTCTGCAACCTCTCGCTGTACTGGTACTTGTAGCTGCGCAGCGCCTCCAGGCCGCTGTCCAGTCCCTGGACGGGCGCCTTGTCGCAGCGACTGTGAAAGCGGATGTCTCCCTCCAGCAATGCGCGGGCGGCGCTAATGCCGTCCTCCAGGCTCAACTGGGGGCCAATGGTGACGGCCCCTGCCCCGTACTTCGCAACCACCTGCTCCAGCACGGAGGAGCGCGTTACCAGCGTCTTCGCGCGAGCGTCGTGCGGTAGGACGTGCTTGAGGTAGCGGTAGCCCAGTCGGTTGGCCTTCTCGTCCAGGACGCCAAAGTAGTGGGAGAGGGGCTCGCCGTTGTTGCGGTAGTGGTCGATGACGTCCACCCCGCCCGGACGAAGGCGCCAGAACCAGATGCTCGTCGAGTCGGCGCGCCCCAAGTCCCACGACGTGAAGATGCTACCCGTCTCATGGGCAAAGGTGCAGATGCCGCCGCGCGCCTCCAGGGCCGCGAGCAAGTCTCCGTAGATGCTGCCCTTGTCGTGGCTGGGGTACTTGCCCTCCAGGTATTCCGCAATCCACGCGGTGTCCTTCCCGGCCTTCTGGCGCTCGTAGTAACCAGGAGGCAGGTTCTCCAAGTTCTCCGCGTGCGGCCCCAGTCCGGACGGCTGCTCAAACAGTGCGTAGCCCTCGGGCAGAGCCTTGCTGAAGAGTTTGTAGCCCCAATGGGCCGTGTGCCATGGGTTGGTGTCCATCCACACGCCAAACCACGTGGCGCCCCCATCCTTCATGCTGGGGTAGCGACCCACACGGCCGCAAAGCACGTCAAGGATGCTCTTGGGTATCTGTCGCGCTTCGTTGAGGTACGCCCCGGTCAATTCAAGCGACAGCAGCTTCTTGACGTCCTCGGGCCTGTCCAACGCGCGGAACAGCACCTCGCAGTACAGGCGGGTGCCGTCCGCCATGGGCGCGTCAATCGTGAAGGTGAAATCCTGTTCATGCCACCTGCCAAGCGACTGCGGCACCCACTGCTCAAACGTCTTGCGCGTGGTGTCCTTCAACTCGCGGTAGGTGTTGCGGATGACAGCGAAGCGCGTGCGCCTCACCTTGTCTGGCGACGGCTGCTGCTCTCCAGCGCGCCGCAGCACCTCCATGCAGCAGCCGGACGACTTGCCGCTACCCACAGGGCCCACGATGCAGCGCACGAACGCATGGCTGCGCATGAAGCGCGCCACGGTCGGCGGGGCCCTGTAGGCGACGGAAATCACTCCTTGGCCGCTCCCAGGTCGATGCTGATGCTCAGCCCCTGCCCGTCCTTGCCGGACACCTCGTGGCGCTGGGTGGGCGGGCCGCAAATCTCCGCGCGGATGCTGGTGGCGGCCTTCAGCACTTGAGACGCGAGTTGAGCGTCTTCCACGCGCTCCATCATCACGTCCACCATGCGGTCCATGGCGGTGTCTGCGATGTCCGCCAAGTCCTGGTGGGTGCCTTCAGGGACGCGGTGCCGCAGCCCCTTCAGCGCCTTGACGTAGCCCAGCGGCAGGGCGTTGCTCGTGCCCTCCGGGCGCCCAGCTCCAGGACGGGCACCTCCAGGGGCTTTGCGCCCAGTGGCGCGGTGTGGTCGACGGTAGGGCTTCTCGGGGTAGTCACTGGGTGTGTCCGACACGTCCTGCCTCCAGGCCGGATTCAATAGCCCCCTGACAGTACGGCCCCTAACTACCTGTGTCAAATCGACAGCACGGGTGGCGGGATGACTATCCTTTCAACGCCTGCCGCCCGCGAGAAAGCAGCGCGTCCATACGCCTGTCCTCGTCATCCTGCCTCATGGCTTCCTGGGCCAGCCGCCACCTAGCGGCGCCCTCGGGCGTGGCCAGTAACTCACGCGGGGCTACCTGGGCCGCAAGCGCCCACCTGCCGACCCCGTAAAACGTATCTGTCCTGGGGTCGTAGACGGGCCTCACGGGGTCGTCGTAGGTGCCTTGGCCCCACGTCTTGGGGATGCGCCGTCGAAGCAGTGGGGACGCCACAGGCGGCGGCATCGGCTCAGTCACCGGGCCGTCCGAGAC